TGCTGTAACCTCCAGCATCTTGGATTCTTTTAACATAAAAAAGTGTAATATCACTTGCAGCAGCAGTTGCGTCTGGAGTTGGATATATAACAATATTTATTTTGTCATTAAATCTTTGTACATAGTATTGAGACGGCTGTGATTTGGTAAGTTTATTGGCTAAACTACTGTATGTACTTCGATCTATTTTAGTTAAAGAAGAATCTGATTGATTTGTTGTACCTCTATTTTGTCTATAGGCAGCTTCAAGAATATCGTCTACACCATAAATACCATTAGGATTGGAGGTTGAGCTGGTACCATCATCAGTAGATCTGAAAAAACTATATTCAGACTGACCCTCAATTAAATCTAAATTGGTATTACCTATTTCCCAATAGTGCAATCCTCTATTACCCCATTCTTGAAACATTACATTTAAAGAACGTCTTGCTGATTTTAATTGATAACCACTAACAGCATCTAAGCCTACACGATTATAGGCTTCCTCAATAATATCATCTATTAAAAAACCACTTTCAAAAGTAGTTGTTCCTGATGTTGTCATCGAATCTCCTAGTTAAACGTTATTGTAACGCTAGGTGCATTAGTTATGACCGCCCAAACACCGTTCTTAAATCTAATACCACTACCTGGAACATAAACACTTAGTCCTTCTGTGCCAAATTCAAACTTGTGAGCAGTTCCGGCTGCAGCAGTTGCGTTATCATATAAAACAATAACTGCGTTAGCAATTCCTTCTGCTTGTATAGATGTAATTCTACACGGACCCTCTACTAAGTTTCCTGTACTAGCTCTCTGCGAGGTTCTTTGATCTGATGAAAATGAACTACCGCCCATAATATTAATCTCCTAAATATGTGGGGCCGAAGCCCCACGTTAATTATTTATTTACGCTGTTGCTGAGTCTTGCAAATTATTTGCTTGGACATACGTAATTGTTACACTAGCTTGACCTGCAGTTGATGTTGTTCCTACTGTTATAAGAGTAGCAGTTACTTGCGTATCTTCGTTAACACGATCCATATTATCAAAAGCCGAAACTTGTTGTGTGTGTTCTGCTGCAACTTTAGCGTTTTGAGCCGCAGTATAAAAAGCTGCTGTTGCTCCACCTGAATCAGTTTTACCAACCGACATAGTCGCACTAGTTCCTGCGTTACTACCTATTGCAAAACGCATTAGTACTTCTACTATCTGTGAATTCTTAGGTATTACAGCTACGTTGTAAGTATTTGTTCCAGCTGCGACTGCTGGGTCAATCAGAATTGATTGAGACATTACTACTTGTCCTGTATTTTTTACGTTTGTGCCGAGTGTACTACCCGACGTGTCTTTGATTGTTCCGGCTTTAATAGGACCGGAAAAAGTTGTTGAAGCCATAATTTTTCTCCTAGTTGTTTAGTGTAGTCTCTAGGCCGTCGTCTGAGTACGTCTACACCAAAGGGTTATCTCAGTTTATTAGAATGAAGTATACGCTTTTAAATAATAATATGCAAATAAAAAGGGGCCCGAAGGCCCCTTAATATAAAGTCTTAATCTAATGATTAAGCACCTGGAGATCCGAAGATACCTCTAGGATCAGACCAACCGAAGCTGTATCTTTCTCTAGCTTTATATCTCATATTGCCAGTTTCAAAATCGCCTTCCATAGCAGTTTTGATTGGCGCACGAACCATATGCTTCATACCATTAGGAACATCTGTTTTGATAAAGAACGCATCGTCATCATTTAAGAAGTTATTCACAGCATAACCCTGTGGAATCATTCCCATATTTTTCATTGCGTTTGCATCATTATCAGCAGTTCCAACACGTAGTGCAGATTTCATAATTCGCTCAGCAGCAAATTGAAGCTTAGAAGGTATAATTAGTTTCATACCTTTAGCAGCAATTTTTAAGCCACGCTCATCAGTCATCTTAGCAATGTCAATCAAACAGCTCTCTAAAGAAGTTTCAGAAAGGTCAGCAGATACTAACAATTCATTAATGAAATTTCCAGCGATTGTTGGATGACCAGCAGCTCTAGCAGCGGTTTGACCAGAGAATAATGGTTGACCATCTCCTCCAGTTACACCAGCAGTGAAGCCGTTGTTTAAAACGTCAGCAGCTTTAATCTGCTTAGTTTGTGCCATAGATCTTGCTAGTGCTTTAGTGTAACGTGCAGATAATTTATCATACAAGTTATCTTCCACTGACTCTTCCGTTAAGCTAAATGCTAACGCAATTGTTTCGTGTTGATATCTCGCAGTAAACGTTTCTTGCGCGTTATCGTAAACCACAGCAGCACCCTCGGATTTTACTCCGGCAGTGTCGAAACCAGATAACATTACTTCTTCTTCAAAAGCTCTGTCACTGTTCTCTGTGTCGAAAATCTCCGTATGTTGATTTTCGTAGTTTTTGTACTCAAGTCCAAATAATGCATTTAGACCTGGCTCTAGCTCTTTTGCTAGTTGTTGTCTTGATATAGCCATTTTTTAAATCCTCCTGCTATTATTTAAATTTGTGTTCGTTGATAGTAACATTGTAAATAATATTGTTTGAGCCAACTGAATTACGACCTTCTTTAGTAGAGAAGCTGTTAATTCTTAAGTTAGCACCAGTTCCAATATTACTTGAATCAAGTTCTGTCACCGATACACCGGTTGATGAGTTTCCTGTTCCTAGCGTAACATCAGCTGTTTTACTGATATCAGCCTGGTCAGAAGCGCCGTCGCCTTGTATTTCGAAACGTTGGTACGGATCGTCATATACAAAGACAGTAGCTTTCTGTGAAGCAGGTCTTGTGTTTTTGAAAGTTGGTTTCCCAGTAGCGTCGTCGAAGTTACTTCCCCAAATCACACCTATAGCGTTGGTAGCATCTGTGCCACCACCAGCAATTGCGAACAGTTGAACGTCACCTGCAGCTTCAACGATTTTCACGATGTCACCTTGGAACATTTCCACTGCGTAGTTTGCAAGTGCTTTATAAGAGTTCATTGCTGGAGAAGTTCCACCGCCGAGTTTACCAATTGGGTTGAAACCAAAAGGGGCATCATTATTTGCCATATTGTTTTCCTCCTTAAAAGGGTTAAGTTATTTTATTAATCTGGAGGGTAAAGATAACGAAATTGTTATTTTTTAGTACCACCAAAAGTTACACGAGTCTGCCGCTCTTGATTGATTGGCATACTTGGGTGCTGTTCTTTTAAGACATCGTTTTCTAAAGCCTCGTTTGCATCTGCGCCTTTTTGCGCAAAGTAAGCTTCACGAGATTTTGCGAGCTCTTCAGATATCCTTGCCAGCACAAGGCCGCCAACTCCGATTACTCCCTGATATTTACCTGATTCGACACTTGGGAAATCAAAATCTGGATATTCATCGGCTCTCACCAATTCCCATCCTGTTCTTAATTTGCCCATCATATTCTGTTGGTCGTCAAAGCCCATACTTTCGGCTCTTAACCAACGGTGCCTGTAACCGTCTGGTGCAGGGGGTGCATCTAGTGCTGATGGTGGAGACCAAACTTTAGGTTGTTCTTGTTTAACCCTAGTTTCGCTCACGCGGGAAGTTTTAACAGTAGTTTCTGTTTTATTTTTATTCATATGCTTATACCTCCTTTAGCGATAGTTGTTTCGCATACTCTTCGAGTGGCACACCTAATCTTTTAGAAATAGCGACTTGCGAAGGTGTGAGTTTCACAGTCTTTCTGCGTCCATTATTTACTGCCGGACGACGGGCACTTGCTACATTTTGCACTGGTGCATTAGTAGATTTTTCTACATTACCAAATTTCTGTGGAAATGCAACCCTTATTCTCTTATCTACTTCTTTATAGTATTCTTGAGATTGAGGATCATAACCTTCTTCTTCAACTAGGTTTTTATGTATGTCAAATGCAGTGTATGTCATTGCATTATTAGTACCAAACCATTTGTTTTTTGAGGCCCAGTCTTCTGCTTTTGGATCAAGGTCTCTACCTGCTTGGGCAACTTCACCTGGCGATGGTAGATCACTTGCTGCTTGAGCTAAGTTCTCTGTTCTAGCTGGTCTTGCTGCTCTTTGTTCTTGTGCAGAGTTAATTTGTTTTAACCTAGCTTCTTCCATTGACATTTGTGCAATAGCTCTTTGTGCTTCGATTTGTGCGTCAACATCTTGGTTTTCAATAGCTGCTTTATAAGCAAGTTTTGCAGCATCCATACCATTATTAACTTTAGCTTCTAATTCTTTAGTATAATTAGTTCCTAGATGTTCGTATTGGTTTCGAATTCTCTGCGTTTGTTGATTAGCTTGTTGTGCGAATTTAATAGCTTCTTCTTTTTGTCTTTCAGCTTCACGCATTTTACGTGTAAGTTTTGCTATTCGTTTTTGTACGCCGTCGGAATATTCTTCAAGTTCTTCTTGGGGTTTAGTTTCTGGAACAGAAGACTGCTCAGTTGATTCCGTAGCTGTGTCCGTGGACTCATTACTGTTTTCACTAACTTCTTCGACATTTATTTTCTCCTCATCAAAAGATTGTTCCGGTGCTGGTGCATCCAGATCAATTTCTGTTTCTATTTCATCGTTGTCTCCAACGTCTATCTTATCTTCTAGCATAGTTTTTCTCCTCTATGTTTTTACATTGCGTGCAAGATATTTTCAGGATCATCTATAGTCCCTAATATCTCATCATCGTTTAACATTCTTATCTCTCCACCATCAATTTCCATACGTGATCCTGCATATCGTGCAAAAAGCACCCAGTCTTTTTCTTTGCACCACGGACCGGTAGGATATCTATCTTTGTCTGCGTAACAAAGATCACCCATCTTTAACACATAACCAACTTGCGTTGCTATACGTGCTTTATCCAATGTTTCTTGTGCAATAATGATTCCGCCTTTAGTTTCTTCTTTAACTTGAAAAGGCATAACAAGTATACGCCAACCAGTAGGGGTGGGTAATTTTTCTAAACTTGTTGAGGTTGTTTCTTCTTTAACTTCTTTATCTTCAGCTTTGTATTTAGCTTCTAATGGATGTAACTTTTCCGTTTTCGTCATCGTCATTTGGCTCCTTAGGGTTTAGCAGGTTAGAGAGTTCCTGTTTTATTGTATCCATCGAATGGATCTTACCGCAAATATAACTATATTTGCTCATATTGTCAACACCTCCGCTCATTAGTGTTTGAGCACAATCATCGATACTTTTTTCTAGATGTCTTTGTAATTTATAAATTACGTTTACCGGGTCGTTATCTTGCATTTATCGGGTTCTCCTAATGAAGTCCAAAACTCGTCTAGAGCATTGGGCTTTTCTTGTTTACAACATTCCCCCGATTGTTCTTTGTCTTTAGTGTGTTCTTTACACTTATCTTGTTCTTGCATTTTCGTTCCTCCCTTTGTCTAATAGATTCTTGGTATGAAAGTTCTAGTAGTTTATTCTCGTTGTCCCAATATTCGTGGAACTTCACTTCTTCTTCATAATATCGGCTGTTTTAAGTCCATATATTGATGCGACCACGCCAATAAAAATTGATTGGTACCAGAAAGGCAGGCTTCCAAATTTGTCAAAAAACATATCCAATTTGAATTGAATTTCTGGATCTCCCGAGAAGACCGACCAAATTAATAATATTACTGGTGCTGAAACCAAGATTAAAACAAACTCGTCTTTATAACCTTGGTCATTGGATTGTCTTACTGACGCCTGATACTCAACTTCCCCGCTAGCCATCTTTTGAGCGTGAAGTAAAGCAGCATCAGACATAAGTATCTTAGCTTTTTGCTTGTTAGCAAATATAGCCGAACCAGTTTTTAATACTGTTGGTAAAAGGGATAACCACATTTATTTTATGAAAATATTGCGATTATGATTATAGCAACTACAACGCCAGCAATAACTTTTTTCTTAACGCTTAGTGCATTCCATTTTGCTTTTAAAGATTCAATTATTATCATTTAGATCTCCTTGTTTATTTTTTGAACTATATTACTTTTTAATTAATTTTACTACTTATTTTTAAATAAAGAACCAACACCATTGGCCATCGGTCCGCGTTCCGGGGGTAATTGACTGTGTTGTACGCGTCCACCTAAATTATAAAAATTATCATTAAATTCGTCTGAACCAACATTAAAACCACTATTATTTAAGCCCGCTGCAAAATCGGCGTTTGATATAGCAGGGTCTAAAATATGTTTTAAATAAACTTTTGGTATATCTCCCTTACCTTCTTTTCTACGCTTTTTCAAAAACTCTGCTAATTCTTCTTCTGTCATTAAAGACATTGCTTCTAAAGTTTCAAGATTAAGATCTTCTTCTCCACTTAATGTTTCCATTAATCTTCTAACAGCAATCTCTTCTGGTGCAGCATTACCTAGGTCTGCTTGATGAGTTGCTTCGTGCAAAATAGTGTCAGTAACGTTTCCACTTCTAAATTCACCTGTGTTTTTATCCACACCCAATCCTATCTTATTGTCATCAGCACTATAAAGTCCGGCGGAATTTTCTTCTGTAGGTAATTTAACTATGTTTCTATAATCAAAGGTATCGTCGCCTGAATTTAATAATTCATTATATACATTTTCTTGAGCATACAATTTGTCTCTTAAGGCTTCGTTAACATCTTTATTATTAAACTCAGAATCAGATAATTCTAATCCTGAAACAGGTGGTTGACCTTCTTGCATTATATCGGCAATCTCTAAACCTAATGGGTAAATTGTTTCACCATCTCTTTTTTCAGAATAAGGGCTTGCGTAAGTAATAGCTTGGTTGGCATCAGCGGTTGCATCATATTTAGTTAAAGGTAAAGTGTCCGTAACATAATCACCAGCAATAGTTCCTTCAATATCATCTTCCTTATACCAAGAAGGATAATCTTCAACATCAATATCTAAATTATTATTAAGCCTATCAATTTCTTTTAAACGATATAAAGAGTCATTATCAAAACCGCTTGATAACTGCATTTGCTCATACATAGTCCTGCCTACATCTCCTTCGCCTCCTGTTATATAATCTATTGTGTCGGCTCCTGGAATAGCATATTTAGTGTCGTCTGTTACTGCGGTTAATGCATCGGGTATTGCGTCGGTTTTCATTCCAGTACCAAGTAAAAAACCTGGAATCCCTCCACCAACTTGCAATCCAGTAGCCACAGAGTTATAAGCGGATGAAGCTTTGTTATTTTTTACATATTCATCAAATGCTGCACCTTCTAAAGCTTCCCCATCATTACCAACTGTATAGTTCGTAATGCTGTTAATTATATTTCGGAAATGACTGTTTTCTCCTTTTTCCGCTTCTATTCTTGCTTGATTATCTATCTCTAAATCGTTTCTAATTTGATTATCAACAACCCCTGGAGAGTAAAGATCTATATCTTCAATTTCAGTTAGTAAGTCCGAAGCAGTTTCTGTTTCTGTTTCTTCTTCGCTTTGATTAAGCAAGTTCATTAAATCTTGGTTATTTTGATTTTGCTTATTACCTGCAAACAAAGCCGCCATTGTCATTAGACCACCTATACCCCCGATGTAGTCTTCTACTGCCATTACTTATCCTTCGTTAATTTCAGTCGACATTTTACTTATACCACTTTTAGCTAAAGATACTGCCGCTCTAAGTTTTTGATGTTTGTCATTTTCTGCAATTTTAGTTTCTGTAAGATCACGTGCTTGTAATAATCTTGCACTATCCATCGCTAGATCGTTTTCGTCTTGTTCTTCACGACGTTGATTGTCTCTAGCTTTTAAATCTAGCTCACGATCCTTTAATTTTAGTAATGGATCGTTTTCTATTTGATTTAATACTTCACGTTCTGCTTTTGCATACTCTTCCATAAATTCAGCACATAGTTGGGCTTTCCTGGACTCCATAGCTACGGCCATTTGCTCAATTTGCTTCTGTACTTCCATAAATTGTGGGTTTTGTTGCATTTGTGCTGCATTTGGTCCCGCCTGTTGCATCATTTGTTGCATTTGTTGCGACATTTGCTGTGATTGTTCAATTTCTTCGGCATACTCTACTTCAATCTGTTCTCCAGACATCAAATTTATGTGTTCCATACAGTTTTGTTGTAACATACCTAGAGCTTTAGGGTTATTTCGTATCAAAGTAGTGCCCATAAACTGTAAATGTGCCCGCATATGTGCTTGGTGGTCTTGTTTTGGAAAAGCTTGAAACTTTTTACTGTTTAAACTTAAAATATTTTCACTAGCAGGGTCTAAAGGTGATGGTTGCATTGGTGGTGGTAGCAAAATGTCAATATCTTTAACTCCAAGTGCCTCATACATATGTTTGTAAGCGTGATACAGATTATGTATCTGTGGATTGGACATTGCCATTTGTAATTCTGTTTGTGCTACACTAATACGTTGTGTTTGTGAAAAGATGTTAGGATCCGCAACTGGTACGATATCAATTCTTTCATCAAAGTCACTTGCAAAGATTTCACGGTTGCCACCCACGACATCATAAGGATACTGTGGTGGTAAAGTAGTCGCAAAGCTTTTAGCTAATAACATAAACTCACATTTCATTGCGGCATATAATCGTTTGTGAATTGCTGACATAACCCGCGATCCGCGTTCCAAGAGTGCTACTGTTGTGCCCACGGCTGCCGATTGATTGCCATCGCCCACTTGCATATCAGCTATGCTCGCGAACCGCTGACCGGCTTGAACTACTACACCCATTAGTTGTAATAATGTTTGTGAAGGTTCTTTAAAAGGTAGTGGCATAAAGGCATCTCTCAGGTTTCCACCTGGTGCATCAACATCACGGAACTCGCCCGGCTGCAACGGTTGAGCTTCGTCACGTACTCTAATACCACGTTGTTTGAAACCGGAAGGTAAGTTTGACAAGGTGCCGGCGTCAAGTAGTTGGCGTAAAGCAGTGGTAGCAGTTCTAGATAAACCACCAATCATATGTATTAGACCAAAGCCATAAAAGCCTAGTCCTGGTAAAAATTTAAAATGTACAAAATATTCTTGTTTCTTTTTTAATGGATCTTGCTCAAGGTAGTTTCTTCTAATAGATAAAACTTGATTTGATTCTTCGTGAATTGTTATAATGTAAGGTAAGGCAATTCCAGTTGGTAAACCTTCTTGGTCTTTATCTTCAAAACCTTTTAAATCTATTTCAGTGTGAATTTCATAAAGAGAATGTAACTCGTGGTCACCGGTTTTAACTACACCTTCGATCTCATCTTTTTTTTCTTCAATTTCACTGCTAGTACCATAACCAGCTTCACCTAGCTCTACGTCTGAATAAAAACCTACTTGTTGTTGTTTTAACAAATCATTTTTAGACATTTTGATAACGTGAATAATACAATCTGTTTCTTCTAGTGAGGTAGCATTATAACTAACTACTAAATCTTCTGCCGGTACAAACTTAGAAACTGTTCTAGCTAAGCCTGCATCAAAATAAACTTTTTTAAAAGTTGATCCAGCTAATGGTAAATTAAATAACATTTGATCAAACTCTGGCTCGTACTCTTTCATCTTAATCATCAACTGATAATTCATAAACGATTTTACACGTTCTGATTGTTTTTCAGTTTCAGGATTTATTGCACCAATAACTTGTGTTCTAACTGGTCCCGATGCGGGCAGTAACTCTTTATACGCGAGTGCTTGAAACTGAGTAACAGATTCTGCTAGTACTGGGTGTGTAGCACCAGAAGCACCTTGAAAAGGTTCTGATCTATTTTCATATTTAAAACCAAGTAAATCTAAACCTCTAGTATAAGTTTGTTCCCATTCTCTTCGACCGGATTTATAATCTTCATAAGTTTGTGTTAAGGTACTTGCAAGTAAACCAAGTTCATCTTCTTCAACAAAATCAGCTAAGTTTGCTTCGTGTGGAATTTCCTGTTCTACCGACTGGTTGGGATCAAAATCAATTTCGGCCCCACCGTCTTCTAACATTTCTATATCTATTTCTTGATTGGATGGACCTACTTCTATCGAAGGGTCTATGACGTTAACTTGTTTAGTTAAATCGTTTACATTATCAATTGCCATTATTTACCTCTAGTAATATGTTCTTTGTTGTTGTGGCAACGGTTCATCCTCATAGTCGTCTGGATGATCAACAAAGCCACCTTGTCTAAATCGCATTATCGCTTGAGTCATACTATCCACTAAGTCATCGTGTTCACCTAATGGAAATGCAGCGCACTCCTCAATCACTTCTTCAGCAAATTTAGCATCAGTTGCCCAAATCATTCCTGACTCAAACAACGGGGCTACCGAATTTACTCTAGTATGTTTATCATTTCCTCTACTCGGTGTAAAGTTAATAACTGGTATACCTAGTTTACGCAATTCATACGTTAAAGGCAAGCCTGAAGCTTTAGCTTCCACGATCACCGTTTCGGGCTTCCAGTAATCATACTGTTCTTTAGCTTTTTTACGTAATTCCGGAAACTCAAGACGTTCTTTTATAGCATCAAGCAAAATTATATTAGGGGCGCCGTCAGGGGGAGTAAACACACCCCACGTCGTAATAGCACTATAATCGGCAGTTTCTTTTTTCATAAAGGCGGTATCATATGATTGTATTACGTGTTGTAAGGGTGGAGGCTCATCTTTGTCCCACAATCGCCACCACTCCCGTTTAATAATAGAACCTTCCGCTGCCGTTGGATTCTGCTGGTATTGTGCATTCCATTTTAGTATACTTACCGATGCTTTCACTGCTTCAAGCTCTTCTAATTTCCAATACCCCGGCCACACCGGATTACCGCTTGGCAAGATTGCGGGAAATTCAATTACTTCCCACTGGTCTGCTTTTGGCTCTTTTTGTGCACGCATCAATTTACCTGTTAGATCAGCAACGTTCCAACGCGTCATCACCACTATTATCCTGCCCCCAGGTTGCAGCCTTTGCCGCGGACCAGAAGTATACCACTCATATACCCGATCGTAACTGGCCGTGTTCATTGCGTCCTGTTCCGAATGCGGGTCATCGATAATAAGTAAATCCGCACCACGGCCCGTGATACTTCCGCCAACACCAGCGGCATAATATTCACCACCTTGATCAGTTTCCCATTTACCGGCAGCTTTAGAATCTTCTTTTAGTCTAGTGTCAAAAATCTCTCTGTATTCTTCTTGTTCCATAACACCTTTGGCTTTACGACCAAACCTCACGGCTAACTCAGCGTTGTTCGTGGCTTGGATTATTTTTAAATCCGGTTTGTTGCCAATCATCCACGCTGGTAGATAGTTACTCGCGAATTCTGATTTGGTATGACGGGGTGCCATATTAATAATTAATCTTTTTAAATCACCTTGTGCCACTCGATTAAACTTCTCCGCCATAATCTTATGATGTTCGCCTTCAATAAATTCTGGCCACATATGTTTTACAAAACTTAGAAAGTCATCTTTGATTAATTGTTCTTTTTTCTTTTGTTCTAGCAATAAAGCAGATTTTAAATAATCTTTTCTAGTATCAGGAGGGAGTTGTTTTATTTGTTTTGGTGTTAGCATTTGAAAAAATTTTATAAAAAATTTTGCACTTTTATTTAATAGTGAAAATGAAAATAACACATATCTATGTCCAAATCAAACTATATATAGACATATAGGATCCCTATCTCACAAAAAGGGGGGTGGGGGAGGGTGGGCCCGCGGGGGCACAAGAGATGGTATGGTACCTCTATCCGACCTACTATATATAGTATGCTAAGTTTAGAATGATTCCAAAGAGCAACACAACATATGGTATGTCCGCGCACCTCGAGCCACTACATCTTGTGTCAAGAAAAAAATAAAGTTATCCACAGGAAAAAAAAGCAACACAACATATAGTATGTATCAGGTTGAGATATACTAGATGTGTACAAAGTTATCCACAGTTATTTTTAATAATAAATAAAATAATACTTGTATTATACTATGGGATAATATAGCTTGATTATATTAACTAACTAACAGAAAGAATAAATCAAATGAGTAAAACAGGAAATTGGTTGATTGAAATGCAAGAATACGCACAGTCAACCACGAAAGAACTTTTCATAAAAGAGTATGGGGAAACTCAAGCCCACATATGGGAAGAAGTGCAAGAAGAAGCACAACTAGACTTCGAACAGTCAGAAAGAAACCTTGAGCAATTCCAAGACGCACAAGGGGAAATGGCTTTAGAAGATTGTATAAAAATAGAAGGGGGATATTAATATGTACGCACTATTACAATTAAAAAAATGGAAATTTAACACGCCTAGTATTAGCGAAGTGGTGGTTAATGAGTCATACGAGTATATCTCTGCTATGAAAATTATAAGAGATTATGAAGAAGCTAAAGATTATAATCAATATGTTGAAATTCAAAATCTTAACGAAGAAGAAGTTAACGAAAATGAATTAAAAACGTATCAAATAGTTGAGTTAGATAGTTAATAATCTTGACAGTTATGGGGATATATATATTATATTCCCATAACACAATTAGAAAGGGAAATTATGACAAGTATAATAATAAATGAGATTGCAAAAGATAATGGAATGAGTTTAATAGAAAGCCACGTTGAAAAAATGAGTTGGTTTAAAATTAAATTTTACCATAAAGGTCAAGGCAAAGAAGTCACAAGGTACGGCAATTGGGATAATAACTGTCGAGTATGGTTGACCAAAAATAATGATATAGCTATTTGTTATTTACAAGTAGATGAAAACAAAGAGCCTCAAGGCTATCGCACAGCGACAGGCGTTGTAGATATACAAGGCAAACCTAAGGAAGATTTATTCGATACCGAGCCACGAGTTTGGGATAACATATCGAGGCTAGACAGTTGAGCAAAGCAAGATTTTGCGTTGGGTGTGGTAAGAAGTACTACCCCAACGCCGAGTATAGTGGAGGCTATCCAAGTCAATGGTATGTATGGACAGAGCAAGGCTATCACAAAGACGAAACCTTTGATCCAAGCTACAAGCGATTTCATTCTAAGGGTTGTATGGAGAAGTTTCTTTCACAAAATGCACAAGCATTTGCTAATTTAGTTGACAGCTTATCACATAATATGATACAAGATAATAACAATAACAATAGAGAAAGGACTACTAATGGCTAAATTAAGAATGAATGACGAGTATCGAAAGAAGATAATCAATCGATACATTGACCACGCAGAAAATGAGGACACTTTAGAAAAACAAGCCTACGATACTTGTAAGGAAGAAGTAAAAGAAAACTATACGAAAGCCTTTGCAAGTGCAAAGGAAGTAGTGGAAAGATCTTATCTTCCTGAAGATGTTGAGTTATGTCAAATGTTAAAAGACAGGTATGGCTCGGCTGTTGATGTGGTAGCAAAAGATAAATGCTTCTACTTCTCAATGGCTCAAGGTATGGACACCGAAGAAAGTAGTTCATTTGGCAATGACCGAGAGTTAAGCGAACACATAGACTTCGGCTTATTTGGTAGCACAGATAATAGAAACTATGGTGAGAGTGGTGAGAAATTTGCATTTGCTTATTTTAGAGATGAGCTAAAAGCAAAGGGCTTAAATGCTGACATCTACCCACAACAAAAAGATAATCAAGATAACCCACATAAGTCGCAACACGTTGAGGCTTGTAAACAAGAACTAGGTTATTCTAATTATCACTCACATAACTCAAGCAATGATAATAATACTGGCTTAACTAATCAGTTCGATAGTCAATTCTATCTTGATATTATTGGAACGAGCCATTGTAGAAGCAGAACGATTGCGTGTGAGGAACACGAATTTTCTATTTTCCAAATGTTTAAGAAGAAGAAAGCACAGTTAATATCTTCTCACGAAACTTGGATCGCTACAATCGAGGAACAACGTAAAGCTATGATGACTGGTTTAAAAGCCTATCGTTATCTTGATGAGGGTGTTGAACTAATGAATGAGCTAGGTGTACAATGTGATGAGAGTGATCTGATTACAGTTAATAGTACGGGACTTTCAATGTACAATCCAAGCAATCTTGCTGATATGGTCAAAGGTATGAAAAATAAGACTATGA